AGAGGGGCTTTTCCTACTGTACCAGCTGGTACAGGTATATCCTCGTTGACAACTACTTTACTGAAGACATCTTTGTATGCTTCACCTAATGATATCCAGTCTTTCTTTTTTGACATGTAATTATTTATGCTATGCATTAAATATTTCTGTGGCTAGACAGGATAATATGTTTTATATGGGTAATAAAAACTTACCCAACGTTAACTGGAAAGGTGAATACACTAAGCAGCAAGTAAAAGATCTTAAAAAAGCTAGTAGTAATATACTATATTTTGCTGAGAACTTCTTTCATATTGTTAACCTTGACAGAGGTAAAGAAAAGATTCAGTTATACAAGCCTCAAAAAAGGGCATTAAGAAAGATGAGAGATAATCGATTCTTTTGTCTTCTTGCTTCTAGACAGATAGGCAAGTCTACTATGATGACCATATACATATTATGGCAAGCATGCTTTAATAATGACCAGCGTATCTTATTAGTAGCAAACAAAGAGGCTACTGCAATAGAAATCTTTCAGAGAGTTAGAATGGCATACGAAGAGCTTCCAAACTGGTTAAAGCCTCCTGTTAAAGAATATGCTAAAACTTCTATGACATTAGAGAATGGAAGTCGAATAGGTATTACGACTACTACTGGTACAGCTGCTCGTGGTCAATCTGTTAACTGTCTAGTTATTGATGAGATGGCTTTCATTGAGCCACATTTGGTTGAAGAGTTCTGGAAATCAGTATTTCCTATTATTACCTCTTCTAAGAAATCTAAGGTGTTTGTATGCTCAACAGCTAATGGTACCGATAATTTATTTTATAAATTATATCACGGTGCAATAGAGGGCGAAAACAGCTGGGCATATGATAAGATAAAATGGGATGAAATTCCTGGTAGAGATCAAGCTTGGGCTCAAGCTACTAAAACAGCTATTGGTTCAGCTGATGCTTGGTTACAAGAATTTGAATGTGAATTTATTCACTCAGGTGAATCTACTCTTGATGATGAGTTATTTGAGGAGATGATGTCTAAAGTATCTGACCCTAAAATTATTCTAGATGAAGGTCATTATAAGCTCTGGGAGGAGCCAGATGAATCTAAGTTGTATGTTGCAGGTGTTGATATTTCGGAAGGTGTTGGTGTTGATTCATCTGTTATTCAAATTTTAGATATTACAGATATTAAAGACATTAAACAAGTAGCTGTATATAGAAACAATAAAATACCTCCGTTAGAGTTTACTAATAGACTATACAAAATATTAAGAAACTGGGGGTCACCTCTAGCTTTAATTGAGAGAAACAATTGCGGTGCTCAAGTTGTAGATAGATTAGCTGTAGATTTAGGCTATGAAAAAATAGTATCCTATGGTAATGCTAATGCTCATCGTCGTAATGTAATGAGAGGTATGATAGCTCATACTAATACCAAGTATAAAGGTGTTCTTAACATGAGGTACTTCATGAATGAGATAAGAGTAGTTAGCATTAACGAAGAAGAGACTGTAGCTGAGTTAAGAAATTTTGTAAGATACCCTAATGGTACCTGGAAAGCAAGAGCTGGATTTCATGATGATAGAGTAATGGCTATGTTATATGGCCTCTTTATATTAGAGAAAGAAATAACAGAAAGATTTTTTGAAATAGTAGAAGTTGATGATATGGGTAAACCTTCAGTTATCGAGCCTATGGACTTTGGCATACAGTATTTTGAAGATCCCACCTCTATATATCTAGATAATGAGGTAGTAGGTAATCATAATCATGAGATGAATGCTCTTGTATGGGGTATGGGTGATGAAGTTATATCAGATATGGATGAACTACAAACTTTCGGTTATCAATTATTAGGTGAAAAACCACCTCCAAACTGGACTGGTGAGAGAGTTAAGAGATAAATATACTATATGGCCTATAACACCATGCAGCAATCGGTGCTCAACAAGTCAAGAGCTGATAAGTTCTTGCTTGTATTTGATATACCCCCTATACTGAAAGAGTTTAACAAAAAGTTTAATCAAGATAATACTTCTATTATTAGTGACTCAGTACAATTTTCTATTTTTGGTACAGCTGTACCTGAAATTACAGTACCAGCTACAGAAACAAGATATGCAGGAAGCACGTTATATGTTACATCCCATAGTAAGAATCCCTATCCACCTGTTAGTGTTCAGTTTAAAGTTGATAATGAATATAAAAACTATTGGGTAATATATCAATGGCTTAACTTACTTCATGACCAATATACCGGTACATACAACGCTCGAGAAATAAACGCTGCTGATCCTGATGAAAATTTTAAAGATTATCAGGCAAATTTAACCATTTATGGTAAAGATGAATTTAATAATAATAGAATAAAATTTACCTATACAAAGGCATTTCCCACCACTGTTGATAAAATAGACTACAACTATCAAACAGCAGACGAAATCACATCTGGTTTCACCTTTGTTTATTCACAATTACATACTGAAGTTATGGATTTTTGAATATAATTGTCATGAATTAGATAAATAATTTTATGGCACAACGTACGATTAACTCTCCCGGAGTAGAAATTAGAGAATCAGATCTTTCACTTACAGCTCCTTTAAATGTTGGAACTAATGTATATGTTACAGGTTTTGCACAACAAGGACCGCTTGACGAAGTTCTTAAAATTACAACTAAACAAGAGCTAAACAATATATTTGGTCCTCCAACTAACTCATCAGAACGGTACTTTTATTATACCTTAAACGAGCTGTTAAATTCACCAGCTAATGTTTATGCTAGTAGATTACCATATGGCCATGGTACTGGTGATGGATTTGGATCTAAATATTCAGCTTTAGTATATCCAGTACGTAACGTTACTGGTGACTCACAATTGGGTCAACTGAGCGCCTTTCATCTAAACTTTAACAGTTGGGATAGTGCTGATTCAACTGACGCTTTATCTGGTGTTGAGATTGGAATTCAATCGCCGACTGGTGTATTAAGTTCTTTTGTCTTTGGTATGAGTGCAGTAGGATACGGTGCCGGTGGAAATACAGCTGGCCAGACCCGGTATTTAAGTACGTCTTCTACTAGTGTTAATCAAGGTGGTACTGCTAATATTATAACGCTTTCTGCAAGTGGGGCTAATGGTAACACAAAAGCTTCAATTTATAATGCAATAAGTGCTGCGTTGGCTTCTGCAAAAGGTAGTGGTGAGACCTTTACTGTCTCAAATGGATCAGGAACGACCAAAGGCCCAGCATACGGCTCGAGTATGAAAATATCTTTCGGAGCGTCAGTGGCGCTTAAGACAGTTGGTACTATTAAAAACTCTGTTATAGCACCTTATACTAATGATAGTACAACCTTCTCTCTTAGTGCTGAATCTAATCAGCAAATTTCAACTAACTTAGATACTGCTTCAGCAGTATATGTGTTAGGTCAACCTACTCACTTAGAACTTACTGAATCACAATATCTTAGCGCTTTGGAAGATACAGCGTTTACATGGTCTGCAACAGCAGGTGCTAAAGATTCGTTTGCTACTATTGCTAATGCAGGTGCAGCTGGAGCAGTTATATTAAACAAGTCAACTTCTACTATTAATAACCAGTTTGAAGGTTATTATGTTGGACTTGCTGATAATACTAATACAACTCCAGGAAGTAACTTTAACAATATTTTAACAACTAAAACGCTTACGCAATCAGCTGCGTCTACAACCTCGTTTACGATAATTCCAGCTGGTACGCAAGTGTTTAAACTATCAGCTAACTTCCAAACAGGTACAACTAATTCAGTATCTGAGGTAATGGAAAATCTTACTGATTTTGAGATTGACGGTAGAGATGACGACGATGTGTTAAGCTTAGGTGTATTTAAACTGCGTAAGTCAATTTACGCCAATGAAGCGTTTAAGCTTGATTATGTGTTAGAAGATGGAATAGCAGGATCTATTAACTACTATAGAACAAAGCTTAACCCAGCTGGTGGCTTAGATGTACCGTTCTATCTTGAGAGTCGTGATGATTCGTCACGAAACGTGGTTGTAAAAGTTAATGATTATGTCTCTAATAGACTTAGAGGTACAAATGCTTTAGATGCTGACGGCAATGTTAATAAGAGAGTTAGAGTATTAACAACTCAACTAGCTACTAATACTGACGCACAGGGAGTAGCAAAAACAGGAATTGATGCAGCTCATTATACAGCATTAGATACAGCACTAGGTAAAGCAGAAAGTATTTACGGTCTTGGAGCTTATACTGAAGCGACTGTTAAGGGTAAGGAATTAGGTGATATACCTAGTAAGCTTGAAAGAGCTCTTGACGGTGTTAAGAATGATGACATCTACGATATTGATGTTGTTGTTGAAGGTGGCTTAGGAACAATCTATGCAATTGCTAGCGCAGACAGTACAACGTACTACGATGAGTATTCTGCAACGTCTGCTGCAGCTGTTAATGGATTAAGAACTTCTAATGATATTACTGGAGATGCTTTAACTCTTAGAAATAACTACTCTACTATCTTTAATAAGTTTGAGCAATTCTGCTCACCGCCTTATCTTGGTGGAGGTAGAGGTGATTGTATCTTTATTGCTGATCCATTACGTCAGATCTTCATACAGGGTTCTGGTGGTAGAGTGTTAGATAATAAGAATAAGAATTTCCAAACTGACATTTACTGGCCTATAAGACATCAGTTCGAAAATGAGAATACATCTTACGCTACTGTATATGGTAACTGGGCATTAGTTTATGATAGCTACTCAGGACGTCAAGTTTACGTTCCATTCTCTGGCTTTGCTGGAGCTACAATGGCAAGAACTGATGCAGCAACCTTCCCATGGTTTGCACCAGCTGGCTTTACTAGAGGGCTTGTAACATTTGCAAATGATATTGCAGTTAATCCAAATCAGAAGCAAAGAGACGAGCTCTACAAAGCTAATATTAACCCAGTAGCACAATTCCCATCACAGGGATTAGTAATATTTGGTCAGAAGACACTTTCAAAGAAATCGAGCGCATTCGACAGAATTAATGTTAGAAGGTTGTTCTTGAGCTTAGAGAGGCCTACTAAGAAAGCTTCTAGGTTCTTTGTATTTGAACAGAATACAGAGTTTACTAGAACCAGGCTTGTTAATACTCTTACCCCAATCTTTGAAAGGGCTAAGAATAATGAAGGTCTGTTTGACTACTTGATTGTTTGTGATGAAAGAAACAACACACCAGCAGTTATAGATGCTAATGAGTTAGTGGTTGATATTTACATCAAGCCGACAAGAACAGCAGAGTTTATCTTAGTTAACTTCTACGCTACTAGAACAGATGCTAATTTTGAAGAATTAATCGGGGGATAATGAACTAAACAATTAAATATTATTATGGCAACAGACATTCAAGACTTCTTTACCAAAGCTGCAACAAAGCAATTTTCTCGTGATTTTCTATTTCGAGTTACACAAATTGATCTAATCGGTGGTATATCTTTCAACGGGGAGGACGAACTAGTTTATGCTAGGACAGCAAACTTACCAGGAAGAAACATAACTAACCAAACTGTTAACTATTTTGGTCAACAGTTTCAGGTGCCGGGGAGGTCAACATATGCTAATGCTGAAGGTTATTCAATTGAGTTTTATCATGATGAAAATTGTGAACTAAGAACGAAAATGGAAAAAGCCTCAAGAGCAGTGTTTAATAATGAAACATCTCTTGGTTCTTATGGCATGCCTGGAGAAGAATCAATAATTAACTTAGTTCAAATAGACAAAACGTTAAAACCTGTTAGAAAAATTGAGCTTGTCGGTGCATCAATTAGAGAGATCGGAGATATTGAATACTCTATTGCTGAAGGTGAAGGAGCTATTTTAAACTTCTCTACTACGTTTGCTTACCATTTCTATAGAGATTTTGCCAAAGGTAGTAGAGTTTAATTAGTTTGTCGATTAATTAATCAGTTTGCCGATTAAATATTATTAATGGCAGGCGAACAATATGACTTTCTCAAGACCTACAGCAGGTATGGTCCTCCGAAGTTTTATCTTTCTTTACCGTTTTTATGGAAGATAGAATTCGAAAATGCAAAATTTGTAGTGGATGCAGTTGATGGTGCATTAGAAAAAGCTCGAGAGCGATGGAGAGTTAGAAATACACCAGAGGAGT